TTTATTTAATGTAATTAAAAAGGCTCCCGGAGGAGCCTTAGTATTAGCCAGCCTCAGACCACAGGGTCTGGGGGAGTCTCTGGCTGATTTGTTACCACAACTTCGATGGGTTGTGGTGTTTCTGGGGCTTTTGCTAGGCCCCAATCTATGAGTTGTTGTTGATTATCGCCATTGTGGATGAAATCCATAAATTTGGCGGGATCGTTATCGAATTGTTTGCGTATCTCTGAAGGTACTGTAGAGAATGAATCCTTAGCTTTAAGGATCATGTTCATTGTTTCTTGGAAGTCATTGTTTGGATTATCGTCGTATGTAAATTGCTGCAATGCAGCAGTTTTAGCGATTAAATCCACGCCATGACGTTTTACGATATTGTTTATATTGACCTCGTCTTTATGTGATTGTTCGACTCGAATTACCTCGTCGTCTGGAATTGTTAGTTGTACACGTTTGCGAATTATTTCGCCTGTTTCGTCTTTTTTATAGAATGACATGTTTCACCTATTTGTATTGATCTAATGTTTTATTGAGATTAAACGCCGAGCCTTGTGACGTAGGGCTGTATATTTTATTAAATACTTCTTTTGATTTGTTGTAAGCACCTTCAGTCATACGTTTTAGTTGGTTTGCTGAACTGGTTAGGTTTGCTCCTATTTTTGGTGCCATATCTACTGCCACCTCTTTAAATCCTTTATATACTTTATCCATATCTGTTGCAAATGTTGAACCTGGTTGCTTAATATTTATGTTCTGATTTACACTTTTTGTATCTGCTACCGTTTTATTTAGATCAGCGAATTGTTTAGCCAGGTTAATAGCTGATGATACTTGTTGTGCTCCTGATGGTTTTTGCTGCATCGTTGCACCAGCCGCGTTAGCTTTTGCGGTTGCTCCCTGGGAGCCTGCCGCGGCCGCTCCTGCTGGTGATGATGCATCGAATTTACCTGCAAGTATCGGGTTTATTCCTGCTTCTTTTAAGTCTGCCATCCGCCTGGTTACTGCAGTATTAGACATGCGTTCCTGGAATCCTAATTGTTTTTTTATCTCGTCAGTTTGAAATGCTCTGTTTTTTTCTGCCTCCGTCATTGAAAAAGCGCGTGCTTTTAGTGCTTCTTCTGCTTCGAATACATTACGAGCCGAGGCGATATCCCTGTTCGCCTTGTTCATTTCTTCAACTTGTGTTACACCTGTAAAGTCATCCCATAGATCGCCTGCGGCGTCGAAGCCTCCCATGATGAAGTTTGATGGATCGAACGACATGTTTAACTCCTAGAAATGATCAATCATGCCTGGTACGCCAAATGTTGGCATAGGACGGGCACATTTAAGGTTAATGTAAGTATCGACTATGAAATGTGGTTCCGTTGATACCTGTATACATCTGTCTATTGGTGGGTTTTCCTCAATGAAGGTTTCTCCTAATGTTGGTAATGTTGCAAAGTCCTGTGAGAGATGCCATGCATCAATTGATCCTGTAGTGTCTGATTGAAAGAGACCTGAGATTTGAGAAGGTTTATAACGGTATTCTGCATAACGTTCCTGGTATCCAAATACTAGATCATCGTTTGCTGTACCATCACAGAATATTTCCTTATTTAATATTTCCTGTTCACCAAGATGAGCGAGAGAAGGCCAATATAGATCATATCGGGTTGATTTAGATAGTTCACGTCGTAGACCTTTTTGATATGTTAAGTCTGCTCTTACAGAAATCATACCCATTACAATTCCGTGCTCTACGAATGATTTAGAAAAGCCATGACCTGTTATTGATGCGGTGCCAATAGCTGCTAGATCACCTACGCCAAGATTACTTGTAGTTGCTGTTGGTGCTTGTTGTGTTATGGGAGATATATTAATAGGAGAAGAACCGCCACCGAGATATTCAGGGCGATAGCTAACATCATAGAAATTAACACCAAAGTGATTTCGAACCAGTTCACTGTAACGTGTACCTCCTCGAGCATCACGCTCTAATAGTTTCTGTACCTGGAATGCTTCTCGTAAGTCATTAATTGTTGAAGCAGTAGCACCTGTTAAATTTGTATATAGTGAATTTGCTGTTGAACTACCAAGGGAATTATATTGTACAGCAGTTCCGTTGTCTTTTAATGTTGTTAGTTGTACAGCGTCTGTATTATATACCGATGCATATTGTCCGATTGGGCCGTCAGTTTGTACAGGTGCTGTTGTGCCTAATGGTATTGATACCGAATCCCCTTTTTGTGGCCAGGGGAGTGCAGATGTGAAGTAATCGTGTCGTTTTCCACGTCTTCGTAATGCATGTGCAGAGAATGAATCTGGACCATCGCCTGTCTCTAATGCTGGCGAATCTATTAAGTTTTGATCGCGAAACCATTCTGAATAAATTCGATTGTATGCCCTTAGTGGTAATGAGTTTATATCTACATCAGCGGCACTGATTCCATCAGGAACGCCGATATAATTTAATAATGCTGATCTTTTACCTGTATCTGTAGTTAGTGTTGCATTGCCTGTCGATGTTACTGCACTTGTGGAATTAAGAATTGGAATTTGGTAATCAATAGAATCACCTGGATCGACTTGTTCACCGAAGAATTTTTTACTGCTAGACCAAATTAGACGATACGGTACAAAGAAGAAATGCGTATCAATGAACATATTATCCATAATTGGAAAAAGGGGTGTTGCTAATCGTGCAAATGCTGTTGTGTTTAAGTTGAACGTATCACCTGGAAGTACATCATCCCAATAGAAGGGTACGAGCCAGCCAGCGTCCATTGTAAATTTATGACCATGAGAACGGTCGAATTGTGAGCGAGGTGCCTGTATTGAAGGTGCCTGGCTAAAGTTATGTGTCATTACTGATTGCATTTTTCTTCCTCTAATAAATGAGCCGGGGAATATCCCCCGGCCTTATAAGTTAGATACCGCTTTGTTTTTTTAATGCTTCGTGATTTGCTAGGTCATCTAGCTGTTGTTGCTCTGATATTGAAGTGACATTATTTTTCTTTATCTCGAATCCTGAGCGTAGTTTTTTAGGATTTTTATCGGCTGTAATTGAGCCTGAATTATCGTCGAATCCACCAATATGATAAAGGGTGTAATCGTCTTTGTTTTTATTATCTTCTACCGATTGTGAAAATGCGCGAATTGCTGATGCGTCATTAATATCAGAGAAGGGTTTATTAAATATTTCAGCTACGTTGTCGTAGATTGAGTATAGATTTAAGAACATTATAGACTCCTATTGAGTTGACTAAATTGGGCCTTCTTTACTGTTTCACGTGCCGATAGAGCTGGGCCCTTATTCTCTATTTGCATGATATTCATTGATAGTGCTCGACCTGCTTTTATGTCGTCGTGCATGTCGGGATCAATTTGGCGTAGTTGTTCATCGTAGTATTTTGGGGGCTTGCAACGCATTCCTCGTATTGTGGTGAAGTCTTTTGGATAGCAATCTCCACGAAATCGTGTAAACCAATCGTAAGCAATACCACGGCCGTTAGTACCACCACGAGACATAGTGGAATACTCTGGCACAACCTCAATGATCTCACCAGTATACGGATGTATTCTTTCATATGGTTTTAGACCTGTCTTTTTGCTTATCTGATCTTTTAGTGGGCCGTTTATTTTTTTCATGCAGTACCTGGCTACATAGCCTGCTGACTCGAATGATACAGTTCCGATAGTTACGAATCCTTTTTTCCATATTTTTTCAAGAGTCGGGCTTGTGTATATAGGCTCACCGCTAGTAGAGTCGAATAGATAGACCCAATCTCGGAAATTGAATCCGAATATAATAGCGTGGTAATGGGGTCTGTTGGTGTTATCGCCATACTCTCCGCACATGTAGAACTTGATTTTTTTATCTTGCTTGTCACAGTGATACCTCAAATCCTTCATAAATTTTTGAAAATCACTCTTTTTAAGCGATCCGTCAAGTGGGATATTTTCGTCGTTATAAGTGAGTGTAATAAAGCAGTTATCCTGGTGGAGACTTGCTTCATGAGTGATTCGCATTGCCCATTGTCGGGATCGTTCAAGTCTGCAGCCGATGCATTGTCCACATGGAAGTTTGAACGGGTCTCCGTTGGATTTTTCATCGAATCGTATCTGGCCTTGTGTATCTTTGTAGGCCGTTAAGGGATGAAAGCATGACATTCATTATGCCACACACATGGTACCAGAAAGTATTTTATCGACTTTTATCATAGTCGTGTTCCGCCACGCATTGGGCGAGGTTTGGTGTTCATTTTGTTAACACCTGAATTTTTTTTGAATTTTCGTTTTGATGAACCTTTGCTCATTTTGTATCGTTTTCCCATGAATTCCTCCTGGTTGTTTGATTATAATAATAATCATTTTTTAGCTTTTGTAAAGCTTGGACTGACGAATTTTTAGATAATTCGTCAGTCCGGACAGTTAGATCAAGTAATTTGCTGTCCGGATTCGGCTTTTGTTGCCTCAGGCTACGCCCTAGTTTGTCTCCCGACGGGCGACCGCGAAGGGCAATAATCAGAGATTATCACCCGTAGCGGTCTGTATTACGTTCTATTGAACGTTTTTTTGTTTTATATAGCCTATAGGCTCTTTTGCTTTAACGCTATGCTAAACGCATTAGAGCCTGTTAAGGCTTATTATTTATTTTTATTTAATGTAATTA